ATGAAATTTAAAATATTATTATTAAGTTTTATTGCCACCAGTTGCTATGCTAATGAAAGTACAGCTGACCCGGATATTTGTAATATCGTAAAAAAGGTCGCTTATAACGTGATGGAAGCACGACAGCAAAAAGTACCAGCACAAGATTTACAACAAATTGCCGATGGGTTAGCAGATGAAAAAGCCAAGCAGCTTTATCAAGACTTAATTAGCTCAGCTTATGCTGCCAAAGTATTTAAGACAAGTTTCTTTAAACGCCAAGCAATTGAAGATTTCCAAGCGGGATGGTATGAGGAATGTTTACGTAGAAATGAATAATAATTAAAAAAAATAATGAGTATTTAATTTTAAGAACAACTAATTAGTTAAGAGAATAAAAAAATAGACTGACAGGTCTGTCTAGGTATTTTAATTTGAAAATAAAATTCGAATTTATAGGGATTTATTTAAAAATAAATGCTCCGAAGATGCCGCTGCATGTCGTTACCCTTGAACCCTAAAGTTCAGCGGGGTTTTACTGATTCTAACAATACAATGCAATATTAAGCAATACCTAGCGATATTAAAAAATCAATATTTTTAATTATTTATATTAAAACAATACAATGCAATATTACACAATCTTTAGCAATACAAAAATAGTCTATTAATGGTCTATTTCGGTAAATATGGTCTATTTTTCTGGTTTAAGTCTATTAAAGGTCTATTTTAATTGATTAAAAAAGCGGCACTTAGCCGCTTATGCTGTGTGTGCCATTTTGTTTTGTTCAATATAAGCCAAAACATCAGCTTTCACATAATTTACTTGGCGTTTATGAGGCTTTGTAAAGGGAATACCTCCACCTTCACATCTTTTCTTTTGCAACCACGGTAAGGATACGTGCATAACAATAGCTACTGTTTCAGGTGGAAAAGTTTGATTATCAGCAGCTTCCCAAAATTCCTTCTTAGCAGCCTCTTTTTCTGCATGTGTCATACGATCTAATTTAGTTAAACGTGACATTTATTTCTCCTTACTTTCTGCTTTAGGATTTGCCCACCAAAGTACTGGGCCATCTTCTGAATCAAATGCTGCAATTAAAAAGAGTCCTTTTTCTGGCGGTTCTGGCTTCCAGTTGGGCCAAACTACTGCATCTTCCGGTATATTGGGTATTTCATCGTAATCTAATAGTTGAGTTTCAATTTCAACTCTAAGGTTCCTCTGAAGTTGTGCCCACTGTTCTCTTGTATAGACTTCTGCACCTTCTTCAAGGGTGTCAAACAATTCAATATCTGGATGAAACCAATTGAAAAGGTTTTCAGGTGGTTCTATTGGCTGGATCTGATATTTAAAACCCGTCTCACTAGATCCATAAAATAGTTTTGCTTCATCAAAGCTTTTGGTTACAAGAGGGGCAGAACCTTTCTTGTAGCAAATTACTATTTCATCAAATTTAAAAACACGTTCAGCTGTCTTCAAATCAAAGCATTGGTACATAGGTTCACTAAACCAACTCTCTACATAAAATAGATTTTTAATATGATCTTTGCGGGAACCGTGCCATTTCTGGACTTTAATAACATCATCGAAAATTTCTATGAAAAAGTTGTTGCCTTCTTTTTCATGCATTCTTCTATAACGCTCAACAGCTCTTTCAGCTATCTCTTTAGAAGCTGCTGGTGTTTGTCTAAAAGGGCTGTAACCTTCAGGTCGCATTGCAACCGCCCATAAAGTTGATTCACTCATCCTTCAGCTCCCATTAATTTAGATTCATCATTAATTCCACAGGTGGCCGCATCCTCTACTATTTGCTTAAAAGTTCTTAGCAAAATGTAATCTGTGCTTTCTGGGAGGCTTTCCCAAAAATAAGTGGTTGTAGCAGTAATGGTTAAAGCTTTAATACTTTTAGCTTTTGGATTTCCATATAGTTTGTGGTTTTGCTTATGGTTTAAGGCGCTTTCTAAGACTCTTTGAACTCGGTTTAAACTACCCCATTCATCAACCTTTTTACAATTCGCGATTATTTTCTCTAAGGCTTTTGGGCAAACTCCACACTCTTTAATCCAGTAGGGGCGAATTTTCAAAAGTTCTTCAGCATCGACTATTTTTCTGTTAAGCATGTTGACAAAAAAAAAGTGCTTTTTCTCTTTTATTCATCCTTCCGCTCCTGATTCGCTTTTAACTAATTGTTCAATAAACTCTGCTATTTCATTTGCACCTACTACAAACAAGCCATCAAAAGCTTCGTATGACATAAAAGATTCCTTTGCTATCCATGCTTGAATTTCATTGATGATTTGATTCGGCACCGGCTGAGCTTTGGCTTTATTCCATAACTGCCAAGCATCATTAGTTACAATATTGAAATAGCCATTCATTGTTTCACTGAATGCTAGGATGTCATTTTTACGAATAGCACTTTCACGTTTAAATATTTCTGTAGTTTTGAATTGTGATTCAAAAGGGATACGTTCATTACCTGTCATTTAAGCCACCATCTCTGCATATTCTTCTTTAGTCCACTCAACAAATTCTTTATAAAGCTGCTGAGCGGGTTTATTTAACCGGTTGTTGTAGTCGATAGTTATGCGGCGCCAAGCTACAGGTACCGCATAATGCTTTGTTAGGAACATTGCTTGATCCATGCCTTGCCGGACTATTACGTAGCCCAGCAATTGCAAGTAGTACATAAAACCAAGCATGTGTTTTTGGCTCACTTTCTTGTACTGATCCTTCATATTAGAAACCGTCTCCTAATAAATAATCAGGCTCAGCCTCTTGAAGTGGTGTAGATGTAGGATTCTCTAATTCAAAGCGGCGTTTCTTAACAAAATCCATGAGTCGTGATTGAATCTGTGGATCTCGTGCGGCCACATCTATTTCCAAAGCATTCAATGTTGTGATGTCTGGCGCGTTTTGGATCTGAACCATTAGTGATGGTGGTTCACTCTCTATAGGCTTTTCATCTGCAAGCTCAGTCAAACGCTTGTGAGTAGCTTTGAGTAAAGGATCCATTTGTTTATCTGACCATGTGCGGGTGTATCGATAAACAGCATTTACCTCAGCTGGTGTTTTAGACTCTTTTACTCGTTGCAGAAGGGTATCTAATGTCTTCTGATATTCTGGATCTACTTTAGGCTCGTTAGTTTCTGGAACTAACAGGTCCTCAGATGTGGTGACGTTAGTTTGTTCGGTAATAACAATTGTTGGTTGAGTTTCTGCAGAAATAACTTCACAAGGCTTTTCAGCTTTTGATTTTTTGCCTCTCTGTTTTTTAGGTTCCTCACCAAGACGAATAACACTTAATTCATTGTTGATTTCAAAACCGAGTGCTTTTGAAAAAGCTTTTAATTGAAGCTTGGCGTTTTCGGCATCACGCTGAACAAAACCACTATTAATAGATTCAATTAATGCGGTGGTTTTAAAATTCACGACGTAAATAGAAGGCGAATATGTACTGATTACAAAAACTTCCTGACCCTCTTCATATTCTTCAATAGTCAATGGTTTTGTGAAAGTAATCCCAGCCAGTTCAATAGTTTCGATTTTGATGCAGAATTCAAAACCCGGTTTACCAAAAACAGAAGCGGGGAATTGATCTAAGTCAGAAAAGTCCAACACGTCTCCAGCTGGACGACAAAGAACAGTTTTACCTTTTTGAAGAGCTGCAAATGCTTCAGCTGCAGTTAGTAAATTAGTCATGAATAGCTCTCCTTTTAGTGATGTAACGACTGTTGTTGCTGAACTTGCTGAGGATTATTTTTAGGCGCCCAACCCATCTGATCGGCACGTGCTTGGCATGCTCTATTGATACCAGCCTCGTAAGTAGTGCCTTTAAACTTTTTAATCGCAGCATTTAAGATGTTTGTGTCAGGTGCATCTTTAATTGCTTTCAGAGCATCTTGATATAGTTGGTCCTGAGTACGAGGCGGCTTCTGGTTACCACCCTGAGCGGTTATCTGGTTATTCTGATTTGTATTTTGACCTGCTGGGGTAGAAGCATTTTGCTCTAAATAGGCATAGTCATAGTTGTATAGATATTTACTTCCATCGAAATTACCGAGGTAAACATCAGCTGCCACACCAACAGCTTTAAAAGCTACACCAAGAGCATCAGTAACGGCCTTTTTATAACCTTCATCAATCGCTACTAATTTTCCTTTTTGAACTTCAACAATTGCTGAACCGCCGTTGCCGAAAAATTCCTCACCCCAAACACCATCAATCTTGGTTTTTACTGCTACTTCAGCAAAAGCCATAATGGTTCCATCTGGCGCGGTTTCAGACCATAAACGAACATGTCTATAAGTCCAGCCATGACCTACAGGACCAAAGGCCTGTGTCATAGCCATTAAACGCCATTGAGGGTTAATATCTGATTTACCTTTTAAGTAGCCAATCTCAATCTTTTTAAGAAAATTGGTAGGCGTCTGCTTAACTGCATTCCAGATATGTAAGTTGTCTTTTGAGTTTTCAGTTGTCATTTTTCTTATCCTCATCTAGAGCCGGTGAAGCCGCGTTTTTGCTTGTAAGCCTTGCGGTCATAAGTAGGGATATTTGTTTCACGCAGTTTTATAGCGAGCTGCTTTCTGCGTTGAAAATCGATTTCTTGGGTGAGTTCATTCCAAACTTTTGGATAAGAAGTTTGGAACCTGAACACATTTAAAGGCGTCTTAACTCCGTCTTTAACTTTGTAAAGAACTGAGCCATTAGCATTAGATGCGTACACTTGCCAGCCAATGCGAACTGAATACAGCCCTTTATCATCACGGCCTAAAAATGACTTGTAGCCGTCAGGATGTTTTTTGAAATTAGTCATCTTTAAGCCTCCACCAACTTGTTACGTTCGATGAAGCCTTTTAGAAGATCATTTATATTTCGGATGTCTTCAAATTCGGTGAAATCGTTATATGACTTACCATTAACATCAGTAATTTCATTTACTGTGAGTTGAGTAATTTCAACAGCAGTGAATTCAGAACCCGGTACGCCGTAACTGTCTGGATGAGCTTCAAAATCAAAGCTAACGTTTAAACGGAAGCTATCTAATTTGATGACAGCAACGCCAGAATGTTTACCTGTGATTTTCGCGGTTAACACACCGTAAGTACTTGGTTGAGTTTTAGGTGTAAAAAGAGTAGGTGCGTCTTTTGTTTGGAAAGCTGGCTGCAATTGGCAAGCAACTAAAGAACCACCAGAAATTGCAAGAGCAGCCATGCTGACAAATGCAAAGGAGTTGAATGAGTTAGCTTTTACGTTCAT